CGCCCCGTGCCCCCTCACTCAAACGCCCCGGCTCCGGCGGCCGCAAGCGCTACCAGCCCCTGACCCGCGACCGCGAACGCGTCGCCGCCCTTGTCGCCGCCGGCATGCCGGTGGGCGACATCGCCCGCGCCCTCGACATCACGGCCCCGACGCTGCGCCGCCACTTCCGCGATGAGCTGGCGACTGGCGGCGCACGCAAGCGGGCCGAGGTGATCGACGCCCTGTTCCGCGCGGCGCTCAAGGGCAGCGTGGCCGCCCAGAAGCTGGCGATCGAGATGATGGACCGCGCCGACCTTGGCGAACTGAGCCGCAATCTCGGCCAGGGCGCGACGGTCGCCGCCCCGTCGGAGGCGGAGCGCGCCGAACCGCTTGGCAAGAAAGCGCAGGCTGATCAGGACGCCCGCGGCGTGATCGAGAAAAGCAGGTGGGCCGGTTTGCTCGCCGGCGGAACCCCGCTGCCGAACTGATGGCTGGCTGGTCGTTCGCGCAACCGGACTGGGTCGACAGGCTCCGCTCCGGGCGCTCCCTCGTGCCTGCGCTGCCGCTGGACGTGGCGGCGGCGGCGCGCGCTGCGGCGATCTTCGACATGCTGCGCCTGCCGGACGTGCCGGGCCTGCCGATGCTGCGCGACGCGGCCGGCGACTGGTTCCGCGACATTGTCCGCGCCATCTTCGGTTCGCTTGATCCGGATACCGGCGTTCGCCGCGTGCGCGGCGTCTTCGTGCTGGTGCCGAAGAAAAACTCGAAGACGACGAACGGCGCGGCCCTGATGCTCACGGCGCTGTTGCTCAACCAGCGGCCCAGCGCGCTGTTCGGCCTGTTCGGGCCAACGCAGGAAATCGCCGACATCGCCCTCCAGGCGGTCGCCGGCATGGTGGCGATCGATCCGGAGCTGTCGAAGCTCCTGCATGTGCGCGGGCACAAAAAGGACGTGGTGCACCGGATCACCGGCGCCCGCCTGAAGGTCACGACCTTCGACACCAAGGTCGCCACCGGCGGCAAGTTCTCCGGCTGGCTGCTGGACGAAATGCACCTGCTGGGCCGGACGCCGTACACCGATCGCGTGCTGGCCCAGCTGCGCGGCGCACGCTCGGCGATCACGGAGAGTTTCGGCGTCATCATCACGACGCAGTCGGACCTGCCGCCGGCCGGGGCCTTCAAGGCGGAGCTGGACGCCGCCCGGGCGATCCGCGACGGAGCGGTCGACAGCGATGAGGTTCTGCCAGTTCTGTACGAGTTCCCCGAGGCCATGCAGGTCGCGGAGGATGCGCCCTGGCGGGATGAGGCCAACTGGCCGCTGGTCACCCCGAACCTCGGCAAGTCGGTGTCCATGGTGGTGCTGCGGCAGGATTACGCCGCCGCAAAGGGCAAGGGCGATGAGGCTGAGCGCCTGTGGGCGTCGCAGCATCTCAATATCCAGATCGGCATGGCCCTCCACAACAACCGCTGGGAGGGCGTCGACTACTGGCAGCGCGCGGCGGTTCCGGGGCTGACGCTCGACGGCCTGATGCGCCGCTGCGACGTGGTGACGGTCGGCATTGACGGCGGCGGCCTCGACGACCTGCTGGGCCTTGTCGTCATCGGCCGCGAAAAGGGCACCCGCCGCTGGCTTGCATGGGGCAGGGCGTGGGCCGACCGGGGTATCGTCAGGTTGCGCGAGGGGATCGTGTCGCAGCTGCGCGATTTCGAGCGCAACGGCGATTTCGTGTTTGTCGACATCGCCGAAAAGGTTCCGGCCGCCGGCGAGGATCCGGACGGGACCGCCGAAAACGACGACGTCGCCGAGGTCGCCGACATCGTGCTGCGCCTCCACAAGGCCGGCCTCCTGCCGGAGCGGGCCGGGATCGGCGTCGACGCGGTCGGCATCGCCGCGATCCTTGATGCGCTGGCAGCCCGTGAGATTCCCGGCGAATGCATCGCCGCCGTGCCGCAGGGCTATCGGCTCTCCGGCGTCATCAAGGGCGCGGCGCGAAAGCTGAAAGACGGCACGCTGAAGCATTGCGGCCAGCCGCTGATGGCCTGGGCCGTCAGCAACGCCCGCACAGAATTGCGCGGCTCCGCCACGCTGATCACCAAGCAGGTTTCTGGCGCGGCGAAAATCGACCCGCTGATCGCCCTGCTGAACGCCTTCGACCTGATGAGCCGTAACCCGGAGCCCGCCAATGACACTGGCATTGACGACTACATCGCCGGGCTGAGGGGGGCCGCGTGAACCTCTTTCGCAAAATGGCCGGCTGGTTTGCGCCACGCCCGCTGTCGCTCACCGATGCGGACGCATGGCGTGGCGGCGTCGACCTGCCGGACATGGTGACCGATACGTCGGTGCTGTCGCTGTCCGCCGCCTGGGCCTGTCTCAACCTGCTGGCCGGCACGATCGCCTCGCTGCCGCTGGTGGTTTACCGCGACCGAAAGGATGGCGGCCGCGACGTCGCCAGCGATCATCCGCTGTACGCCATCCTGCATGACAGCCCCAATGATGAGCAGACGGCGCTGGATTTCTGGGAGCAGGCCTGTCTGGCGCTGGAGCTGCGCGGCAACGCCTATGCGGAAAAACTGCGCATCGGAGATCGTGTCGTCGGGCTTTACCCGATCCATCCTGACGCCATGTCGGTGCGCCGGCAGTCGGGCCGGCGGCTGGAATACAGCTGGCGTGATGAGGATGGCGTGGTTCGCGTCGGCTCCAGCCGCGATGTGCTGCATATCCGTGGTTTCGGCGGCGATGCGCGTGGCGGAATCTCCACCCTGTCGCACGCCCGCAAGGCGTTCGCGCTGGCCTCATCCGTCAACGCCGCGGCCCACAAAACCTTCCAGAATGGCCTGCGTCCCTCCGGCGTCATCACCTTCGAAAAGTTCCTGACGGCGGAACAGCGCATCGAGATCGAAAAGCTGCTGCTCGACAAGTTCACCGGCGCCATGAACGCCGGCCGCCCGATGATCCTGGAGGGCGGCACGAAATGGGAGCAGCTGACCATCGATCCCGAAGACGCCCAGATGCTGGAGTCGCGGTCGTTTTCGGTGGAGGAAATCGCCCGCATCTTCGGCGTGCCGCCGTCGATGATCGGCCATACCGAAAAGTCGACCAGCTGGGGCACCGGCATCGAACAGCAGGCGCTGGGCTTCCAGAAGTTCACCCTGCGCCGCCGGCTGAAGCGCATTGAGCAGGCGCTGGCGCGGCAGTTGCTGTCGCCGGCTGATCGCGCCGCCGGCATCGTCATCGAGTTCAATCTGGAAGGGCTGCTGCGCGGCGACAGCGCGGCGCGGGCGACCTTCTACCAGACCCTGCTTCAATGCGGGGTCATGACCATCAATGAGGTGCGGGCTCTGGAGAACCTGCCGCCGGTCGCCGGCGGCGACGTGCCCCGCATGCAGGCGCAGAACATCCCGATCACACAGGCAAACGGCATTGGCCACGACGGCGGGCCGCCGCTGGAGGAATGACCATGCTGACAACCCATTGCTTTGCGCTGGAGGTCAAGACCGCCGGAGAGGCTGGCGTTTTTGAGGGTTACGCCTCGACCTTCGGTGATGTCGACCAGGGCGGCGATGTCGTCGAGCCCGGCGCGTTCGTCGAATCCGTGGTGAAGGCGCGCGCCTCCGGCCGCGCCATCCCCATGCTCTGGCAGCACGACCAGCGCGAACCGATCGGCGTCTGGGAGGATATCGCTGAGGATGCGCGCGGCCTGTTCGTGCGCGGCCAGTTGCTGGTCGAGGATGATCCGCTCGCCCGCCGCGCCCACCGGCTGCTGAAGGCGAAGGCGCTTGGCGGCCTGTCGATCGGCTTTGCCATTCCGGCTGGCGGCGCGGCCATGGATGAGCGCCGCCCCGGCGTCCGGCGGCTGAAAAAGGTCGACCTGCGCGAAATTTCCCTGGTCACCATGCCCATGAACACGCGGGCGAAGGTGACCAGCGTCAAGTCCATTCTCGACGGCGGCCGCATGCCGACCGTCCGCGAATTTGAGGGCTTCCTGCGGGAGGCAGGGTTCTCGAAAAGCCTTGCGGCGGCGATCGCCGTCAAGGCGACGCCGCACCTTCGGGGGGAGCCCGAGGCAAAGGCGGATGACGCGCTGGCCTTCCTGCAGGCCATGCGCAGCTGACAATCCCCCAATCCCCGGAGTTTTCCCATGAGCACCGAAACCAAAACGGCGGCTGAGCTGGCCGCCGAAATCAAGGCTGACCATCAGAAGGCTTTCGACGCCGTGAAGGCCATCGCCGAAGACGCGCTTGGCAAGGTCGCCGGTGGTGAAAAGCTGTCCACCGCCGCCAAGGCGACGGCGGATGAGGCGCTGACCAAAATGAACGGCCTTGCCAAACAGCTCGCCGATCTTGAGCAGATCGTGGCGAAGGGCGCGCAGCCCGGCGCTGGCGATCCGCCGCGGTCGATCGGCGAACAGCTGGTGAGCGGCGAAAGCTTCAAGGCGTTCTCCGACGCCAGCTTCGCCAAGTCCCATGGCGGCGCGGATATCCAGATCAAGGCGACGCTCACGTCGGCCACGACGGACGCGCCCGGTTCGATTGGCGCAGCGGTCGCGCCGACGCGCCTGCCTGGAATTCAGCCGCTGCCGCAGCGCCGGATGACCATCCGGGGCCTGATTTCCCCTGGCCAGATGAGCGGATCGACCATCGAATATGTCCAGGAGACGGGCTTCACCAATAACGCCGGCATGGTGGCGGAGGGGGCGGCCAAGCCGTCGTCCGATATCCAGCTCGGGCTGGTGTCGACCGGCGCCCGGGTCGTGGCCCACTGGATGAAGGCGTCGCGGCAGATCCTGTCTGACGTGCCGCAGCTGCAGTCCATCATTGACCAGCGCCTGCTGTATGGCCTGGCCATGAAGGAGGAACAGCAGATCCTGTATGGCGACGGAACCGGCCAGAACCTGATGGGCATCGTCCCGCAGGCGTCGACATATGCGCCGGCCATCACGCTCGCCGACGCCACCCGGATCGACATGATCCGCCTCGCCATGTTGCAGGCGGCGCTGGCCGAATATCCGGCGACGGGCCACGTCATGAACCCGATCGACTGGACCGGGATCGAGCTGACCAAGGATGAGCTTGGCCGCTACATCATCGGCAATCCGCAGGGCACCACTGGCCCGCGCCTGTGGAATCTGCCGGTGGTCGAGACGCAGGCAATTACCGTTCGTAAGTTCCTCACCGGCGCGTTCAAGCTCGGTGCGCA